ATTCGAACAGCCTCCCAACCAGACCTGAGTTTTGACGATAAATTACGTGGATCAGGTGTATTTAGTGTGGATACTCGAATCCATCTGTATGCAAAACCAGCTTCTTTATCTGGTTCTGGTAACAATTCTGGTGGTCGCCACTGCTTAGGGCGCTCCGCCATTTCACGAACTTCTGTATCACGGTTATTTCTTTTCTCAGCCATTTTAAGCTCCTAATTTAAGTACTTCTTTAACGTATTGCTCTGGGGTGATGCCAAGCTTCTTTGCCAACGCAACTTGCGAGGTTGTAAGCGTGACTTTTTTCGCATTCGTACTGCGAGTCGCAGGTGCAACTACCGTTTTTGGCTTTGCCTTGGGAGTTTCTTTGACTGGTACTTCTTCTTCCGCCTCAAAATTTTCGGGGAAGCGTTTGCGAATCGTACGGTCGAGGGTCGCATAATATTCATCAGAACCAACATGGACACCATTACGCTTTAGTTTTTCGTGTAAACCAAGCGCTGCGGCTGTCATTTCCTCGTCTTGTCCGAACCAAGGATTTGATTCTTGCCATTTCTGTGCCCGACTATCAGGTTTTGGAACTGGCTGATGTTGTATTTGTACATCATTTTCCTCGTTTTGTAAAGGGGGCATCTTAAAATTGTTGACACGATCCATTTTGTAGACCGCTTCACTCATTCTTTGTTGCGCCTCAATAATTCTATCTGTATCGCCAGATTCATAGGCTTCACGGTATTCCCGCTTGGCTTTATCTAGCTCTAATTCAACAGAATTCTTTACAGCAGCTACGTACTCTTTCTCACCAGTAGACAACAAGGACTTCATTTTCTTGTTTTCTTCTAGTAAACGCTGCGTTGCAACAATTGCTTCTTGTTGTTCCCGCAAAGCTTGCTCTTTTGCTCTGCGTTCATCATGCCAAACCTTCTTATACTGCTTTAAACGCTCTTGAACACCCTCGTCATATTGAGAAAGTTCATCGTTTTCAAGGTCTTTTACGACATCTTCAGGTAAATTTCTGCGTCTACGGTCTTCTTTTGGGACATCATTTTCAATTTCTATCTCAAAATCAGCGTCTTTTGCTTCAATTTCTAGCTTTGTTGCGGGTAAATCTTGATCTAATTCCTGTTTTGATTCAATCTCATCAGGAAATTGGTAGGCTTCTGCCATTTTTTTCTCCTTTATGAACGTTTAATGCCACGTGGATCATCCACAACGGCTTCAACGGTGTCATCGTTAATCATGCGGAATTCACGACCATGAATGTTTAAACGGCTTCCAGAATTGGGGCGAACCACAATAAAATCACCGACTTTACACCACGGACCTGAAGGGAATCGTGCAGGATCTTTGTAGCAGTCTGGACCCAACGCAACTACAAATAGAACTGTTGCCAGTTTTTCTTCAAAGTTAATGGTCGATTCTGCCTTTAAGAGTCCGCTTTCGTACGCATCATCAATATCAGGTATTGCACAAAGGATCCGATAGCCTGACGGCTTCGGGAGTTGACTTGCTTTTTCTTCTGTTGACTTATCCATTAGCGCTGATAGATCGACCGCCTGAGATAAATCGATTGTTTCACTCATCCGAGTTCTCCAAATTGTATTTAAGGTCTGTTATTTCTCTACGTGCGGTAAGAAGACCTTTAATCTCCCCACACATAACTAGGTAATTGTTGTATTCGTGCACCACACCATTACCTAATTCGCCTTGCACAATTGATATACGTTCATCAACTTTGCTAATCGCCACCTCTAGTTCCGTCATTTATTCCCCTTGTTTAAACGGTTTTGCATTTCAGTTAATGCGTGTTGGTGTGCCGACTGCAAACCTTGCGCATATAGCTGTTTATCTTGTTGCTGTTTGTCGTGTTCTTTTTGGGAGATATGCTTAACCAAATCAACCCCAACTTGCATCTTCTGTTTGTTTTCTTGAGTTTGCAAATTAGCTTGAGTCTTAGCCGCCTCTAGTACAGACTGGGCTTGAATACGGCTCTTTTCAATTTGTTGTTGGCTGGCTTTTAATTGAGCGTCCATCATATCTTTTTGCTTCTTGCGCTCAAGGTCAGCCTGTTTAAGCTGCAATTCTTGTTGCTGCATCTGAACCAAAGGATCTTGGGCTTGCTGTTGGGCTTGTTGCTGTGCCGCCTGTTGTTGATTGGACTGCAACAGACGTTGTGCGGCTTGAGCCAATAGCGGAGCCAAACGAGCTTCCACTTCTGGATCCATACCCACGTCATCACCCATCTCATCAGATTTAGGCGGCAAAGACATACCAAGCTGCTTCTCAATTTCAACACGATAAGCAAAGCCTAAATGCTCATTAATATGCGCTTGCATAGCGGCTTGTAGAGTCTGGGCTTGTGGGCTTTGACCCAATACTTGCAGGATCTTAGGATCTTGCATTGCGGTCATATGCACTTGGATATGCGCTTGATGATCTTGATACTCAAAAGCTTTGACTGGTTTATTCATCAAGATATTCTGATTCTCTGATACTGGATCAGTAGGCTTAATGTCGTCAGCCATTGGCACTAACTTGTCTGCGTCTTTAATACCCATGATTTCCACCATCTGGCGGTTCATCAGTTGCATATTAAAGAACTGCGGATTAGCTTGAGCTAACTGCATTACCGCTTGATATTGCACAATCTTTTGCGCCATCGTAGAGGCGTTAGGATCTGATACAGGGATAATATCTACAGAGTCATAGTCAGACTTCTTAGCGTGGCGGTTGCCGTGCTCTGGGTCAAAGTCATAATCTTCTGGGGTATCTTCTGCAATAATCTCTTTGAGCAGCTTTAATTCTTGTTTCAAAGCAAAGTGAATACGGGCTTGAACTGCGCTCATCACCTTAAGAGTACGCTCTAAGATAGCAAAAGTTGTACCGACTGGAGACGCAGCAGACATATCAGACACAGAAAGATCTGCGGTATTAGCAAATCTACGTGCCTCTTCAATGATGCCGTTAAGCAAAGTCAATAGGGTTTGGCTTGGCTCCTTGTATGGGAGCGGCATGATGTTGTCTTTCATTGCCCCACTAGGTACGTCAACGTCCCTAAACTCGCCCGGTGCAATTGGAGTGTCGTCTCCTTTTACTCGCAGCCCACGGGTCTTAAAGCCACCCGGCAGATTTGCGAGTGACCCTGCATCAACCAACTGCCTAACGATGGAAGTGCCACTTTTAGCATAAGCACCGATGAGATGAATAAGACCAAAGTGATAGAAGCCAAAGCCGGGAATATAGCCGTAATGAATAAAGTGAGCACGTTTTTGATAGGTTTCATCTTCTTCTTTCCAGTTTCTGCGGATTGCTAGGATGGTGTTTGTGCCTTTTTCAATCGTGACTACGTAAGGCAAAGCAATACCTGTGTGATTGCCGTCTTCATCTTTGTGCTCGTAACCTTCTAAATCAAGGTTAACGTGCATCTCTAAAAGCTTATAGCGGTCGTCTGATGTAGCTCTAAAGCCCAGTTTCTCGGCAATTTTCTTTTCTACTTCATCTAAAGCGTTGACTGGATCGCCAATATCAATGTCTCGGTAGAATCCCGCCACTTGTAGTTTGCGCAGTTCATTTTCGGTCTTGCGCATCACGTGGGTCACGCGAGGCGAGGTGTCCAAAGAGGAAGCACCCCAAGGAACCACCACATCTTCAGCGGGAACAAATATAGAAATTTGCCGATCGAGATGAGGGTCGTAGTATACCTTCTTAAACGCATTACCAGACAAACCCAAGCCCCAAAGCATGCGCTCGGTCTCGGGGCGGAATTCGGTCATGACATCCACCAGTTGGTGGTTCATGTCGGCTTCCACGTTGGTGGCCGCATCTTTCTTCTCTGGGGTTTCCTTGCCAATGATTTCGGTCTTTACCGGACCAGAGGCGGGAAAGATTTCCATGATGGTTTCGGCTTGGAACTTAACCAGCGCTTCTGCCATGATGGGGTGATAGACACCACAAGCCCCCGGCCAAGGGTCGGTGCGGTCTTCCATCTTCAAGCCAAGGAGCTCTAAGCCATCCACATAGGCTTGCATCCAATCGCGGCGGGAGGAAACATCATCCTCGTAGTCCGAGATTAGGTCGCCCACAATCATGGCGATTTCACTATCGCTTAATAGCTCTACGAGATTCTCATCAAAATCCTCTTCACCTTTCTCAAGGCTAATCTCCATATCGCCCGCATGGATGTGAACCGATTCGGGGTCTTCAATTTCAATCTCAATTGCAGGACCCTCTTCTAATCCTTCTAATCCAGAAGGTGCTTGGCTCAATGATTTAGAAAGCATATCCGTCCTTAATAATAGGCAACCTTGCGGCGATAGTATTGCGGTTCATCTTCTTCATCGGTGTTTAAACGAATGAATCCGCCTTGACGGAATCTTAATAGGGCTTGAGAGCTTGAGTCAACCAAGTCATCATGGTCCCCATTGGGGAATGAGGCCAACTCTTCCATCAGTTCTTCAGCCCAGCGGGTCTCAGGACACCACACCATCCCAGAAGCAAATAAATCCGATATCGCGTTTACACGGGCAATCTTATCATTTCCCTTGCTGGGTGTGTACTCTTGGAGCGGTATTCCTTGTTGGCGCATTTCATAAATCAAAGGAGCCCCAGCCGCTTTCTTTTCAATAATCAAACTGTCTGGATTCCATTCCTTATACATCTCAAAAGCTTTTCTCTTAAGCTCTGGAAACTCCATGCGGTCTTTGAATGCATCCAAAAGAATAATGTTGGCAACCTCATCCCCATTTGAGTTGGGATGCCTAAAGACGCCCCACGTTGTGCAAGCAGAGTAGTCGGCCCTGTTGTGCTTTTCAAATGCGGTGTCCCAAGACTGAATGATGTACTCGCAGCCGGGAGGATGCTCGCTCTCCCATATACGCCACATTTCTCGCTTAACAATTGCGCCCTCTTCTGAGGTGGGATTCTGTTGGTACTGAGCTTCCCACTTCCCAACGGGAAGTTCCGCCTTGATGGTGTCCAGTTCTTTCTTGGACCAGAACTCAGGCCACAGAGGAGTTCCGCTTTCAAACAAAGCAGGTAACTGAATAACCTCCCACTCATCTCCATCGCGCTTAATGGAGTTATTAATAATCTGACCGGTCAAGTCTCTCTTAGACCAGCGGGTCATCACAATAATAATGGTTGCCCCCGGTTGTAAGCGCTGACGAGGACCGGCGTTGTACCACTCAAACACTCGGTCATATACCGCAGGGTTTCCCATCATG